AAACTTCCCATCGACATCATTCATTTGAATGCATTTATACTTTATGTACGATTGCTTTTTCTCTCGTTCTATTCTACGTAAAAATGCGTAATATATTATTTGAGTAAAATATGAGAATGGGTTTTGAGATTTTTCTGGATCAAAATTATGAGCATACGATATGCAATTTTCAATACCGTCGCCTATCATGTCCTCTTTAAATGGATAGTTTATGAAATTTGGCCTTTGCGCCAGATGCTCGGCTATCATTATGAAACACGTAGCAATGTAATCCGATACTGGGGGTTTTGGCTTACCCTTCTTCTCGGCCTTTGCTATGTCTTTTTTCCAGTCTATCATTGCCGATAAAAATTTAGTATTATCGACGTAATGTTTTAATGATTTTAAATCTTTTTCTATTATTTCGTCCGACATTCTTCTCTCCAGTTAAATTATACCAAATCAATGCAAAATTACAAGTTTTTACTTGACAGTTTTTAATATCTGGTTATAATTCTCCTTGTGGAGAGAGAAGGGATAAGGTATTAATAGTATACTATAGAGTTCTTAGAGTATACTCTATTAATAATCTGGGGACTCTGGATCTGGGTTCCAATCACTGAACTTGTTTCCAAAATCCTTTCTTTTCTTTTCATCTCCAGTAAATTTATTTGCTTTCTTGACTTCATCGATCATGGAAAGCAATTGCTCTGGATCTAAAATACCAGCAGTAACTAAATTCATTATGGCTTCAGGGGGGATAACCATTGACAGATAGATCATTGGTCGCTTTTTCAATTCATCTGGAATCATGGCACTAAGATCAATCTCTTCTGTCTTGGGTTGCTTTTTTCTTTTCTTTTTCTTTTGTGGTTGATATTGCTCTTCTATCTTTTCGTTTGCAATATCTGTCATTGCATCCATGAACTCATCCATCAGATCATTGATCTCATCCTTTATTGGAAGATCGCCCAGTATATCGTGGCCTTTTAATAATTCCTCACTTGGATTTTCCTCAAGTCTTTTTATTTCCAGATCATATAGTTTAGTGGTCTGTTCATTGGGATTGAACATCAACGATACCTGAGCTTTTGGAATCTCAGCGATTTTAGTATCGGTTCTGACCAACCAATCCTTTAGGATTGTGACATCGTATGGATATCCTTTTGGATCGATCACAGTTGATGTCCTAAAAATCATTGGTTTATTTATCTTGATAATATTATCTTCGGAGCCCTCTAGAAGATCTCCGATTATTTCGTCACCACTGACTAGTTTAAATACCTTTAGGTTCGTACTCATGATTCTCCTAGTCTGATATTCAGTATCTTATAGTTAAACTTCTCTTTATTATATATGGCTAATCTCTCATCCATGTGTCTTAGGGTGTGGTTTCTATATGATTTATATTTTAGGTCATCACCCAAGTCGTAAACAGTTACTTTATTTTTAGTTTCTGACTTTCTAAGACCACGGCCAATTGATTGAAGAACCCGAACAACTGATTTTGACGGAGATGCAAATATAATAGCGTGAATATTTTTGATATTTATTCCCGTGCTGCACGTGCCATAGGACGCAACCAAAACGCTATTGTCGTGCTTGTTCACTATATTACGAATCAGTTCTCTTTCATCTGTATCTGTTTTTCCGTGTATTTGAAATACATCCTTCTTGTTTCTCTCTTTTATCTTTTGATAGAGTGGTATTCCATGTCTCTCTACGAAATTAAATAAAACCAAGACATTGCCCTTTAGTGTAGATGCCAGATCAGCTATGAAATTATTTCTTTGTTCGTTCGATATCAACCAATCCATTTCTTCTGCATATTTCAGTTTTTTTGGATATGAGTTGTATTTCAACAAGATGCTTTTTATCATCAGCTGTGATAACACTTCATCATCAATCAAATCCTTTGTTGTTGTCACTGAATGCGATCTACCAAAAAGACCTTCTATGATCAGTTTATGTGCTTGTGTGTTATCTAGAGTTCCTGTCGTTCCAATACGATACTCAGTCGATTTCATTTTTCTTATCAGGCTGATCAAAGACTTTGCCTTGAATAGATGGCATTCATCACCAAATACAGAATCATATTCCGAGAAATAAGATTCTGATTCTCTGAAGATGCTTTGCCAAGTTGAAATTGAAATGCGGCGTTTTGATGATTTTTCTTTTCCAGCAAAAATGACATGAATAGTCTGCAAGAACGATGGTTCTTTATTTGAGTAATCGGCAAAATCATTGTATAGTTGATTTACCAATCCAGTTGTAGGAACGATTATCAAATGTTTTTTACTTGTATGTTCAAGCAAAAATCTAACGATTAGATAGATTATCAAAGACTTTCCACTGCCCGTTGGTGATATCAGTAGAATTCTTTTTTTATACAATGCATTGACGACTGCATCTATCTGATAATCATATGGAATCAATTCTTTTTTATTTGAATATATTTTTTGTCTAGATATCCACTCTCTGACATAGCTTTCATCAAATCCATGCTTTAATTTTGTAGAAGTGAATGGATAATTTCGATCTTCTAAAAATTTTGCAACGTAATCAAGCAATCCAGAATATATTGTTCTTGAAGCTACATTGAACAGACGAATCTTTCCGTCCCAGCGTTTCTTTCTGAATGCTGGGGTAAATTCGTGGTTTGGTACTTTAAACGTAAAAAAGGCGGATAGCTCTTTTGCGATATCATCTTGACAATGAATCTTTATAAAGCTTTCATCCACCTTCTCTATGTCTATCATGAAATTCCCTGTGTGAATTTATTCCAATCTATTGCCGCCTTGATATTCCATGCTCTATTCGACATGATCTTTATCACGTTTTCTAGGTAAGAAACCTTTTCTTTTTGTTGAGCCACCTTAATAGACATGTCTGAATATTCCTTATCAGCTTGAATGAATCTATCAACATCCTGTCGTATAACAGCGAGATCGAATGGCTCCAGATTTTTTTTCCTAAGATCTTCCTCGCTCATTTTTCCTGTGTAGTACAACCATTTATCTTTTTCGACCATACTAAGCATTGATTCCATAAGATTTAAATGGTGTTTTTCATCAATTAACATGCAAAGATATTTGTTGTGTAATTGGGGAGATCGAAGTGATTCTGAGCCAAGCTCAGTCGAATCTATGTCAAGATCTTTTTCAACTTCTCGTTTTATTTCATTTATATTCATTTAATTATTATATCAAATCAAGATTTCTTTTTCAACATTTGTATAAGAAAAACTAACAGTTGCAATTATATTTGATGTATCTGGTATCGTTGAATCAAAATCAAATCCGCTCAAGAAATTTGGAAATACGTCGTAGAATTTAAATCTGACTACTGGATTATATGAACTGTTCAAAACCAAGATAGATGCATCTGATGTTTTCTGAGCTTCTTTCAATTCAAAAAAAGATGAATACATCGTAATGTTTTTAATCCAATCGTATATTTCCATCCAATTCTTCATATCCTCATCGACGGCAAATCCAACCTGTAAGTCTTCAAGATTTACTGATGTTCCTGGTCTTTGTATTTGAACTGCTAAAGGGACTGTTTGGAAAGAAACACCAGTTGTTATTGATGGAATATTTACACGTTGACAGTAATATACCATCATTGGACAGCGGTTCAATATGAAGACAAATTTATTGGTTGTTAAAAAATTTGTATTCTCTGGTCTAAAATTTTCTTGTGTTTGAAAATCTCCAGGAAGGTATGGTCGTAAACTATCGTTTATATTGTTAAAGCCCATAATAGTATTTATAAAATAACAAAGGGTGGCTTTCGCCACCCTTTGCTTTATTCTTTGCCTATGAATTAGGCTTGATTGCCGTGAAGACTTGTAACACGGAATAGGCGGTAGTAGGTGTTTAGACCGTCTCCGAGTCCAACGTTGGCTGTACGGCCACCAGCGAATGGATTTGCAACCATTCCGTAGCGAGTCTTGAAGCCAATCTTTGGTTGGAAGGTGTTTTCACCAACTGCGCGCATCATTTGCAGAGGAACGTATGGGCAGTAGAACATACCAGCGTCGTATGGTGATGCTCCCTTGTATCCTACGCAAACGAAGTCTACACCAGCTGGAACGAATGGATCGATGAAGACCTTGAAGCGTCCGTTGAGGACACCAGCGAAGACGTTGCCAGTATCATCGACGTTCATTTGAACGTTGAGTGCTGGTGAAAGGTTGAGGAATCCACCCATTGCAAGTGCTGATGCAACATCTGCGCTGCAAAGGATGAAGTTACCCTTACCTCTACGTGTTTCCTTGGCAATTACGTTTGCTTCGCGTTCGATTTGATACATCAAACCACGATAACGTTCTGCTGACCAACGACCATCAGAATCTGTAACTAGATCGTAGTTTCCAGCACTACCGAGGTCTGCTTGTTGAGCACCAGCTTTGGCTGAGGCATAAACAGCGCGGATGATTTCTCTGTTGATTTCATTGAGAATTTCAACTGAGAGAATATTAGCGAGTTCTGCTTCTGCTTCAAGACCGTGTACTGCCTTGAGGTCTTGTGCAAGTTCTGTGGTGTATTCAGCCTTGAGTGCGCGTGAACGTGCTTCTACAGCGACTCTTTCGATGCTGAATGCCATTTCACGGAATCCAGTAGCAACACCAGCACTTACTGCTTGCGATGAAGCAGCAGAGAGATTTTCTGCTTGACCCGTGAGGAATCCACGGAAGAAGTTGAATTGACCGCTTCTTGTTGGGCTGTTGTACCATGTGGTTGCGCCAGCGATTGGATTGCTGTATGTGTAACCACCAGAGAATCCTGTAGCATCAACACCAGTAGCACCCGAGACACCAGAGAACGAAGCAATTGGTTCATCGAACATTGCTTCTGGTCCAGCTTGGCCATCATAACGAGCACGCATTGCGAAGATGAGGCCAGTTGGTGCAGTCATTGGTTGTACACCAGCAACATCGTAGGCAACAACGTTTGGCATTGCTCTACGAACTAGGCTGATGAGAATTGGATCATAGCCTTGTAGAGCTGAATTTGTGGTTGAAGCAGCAGCAGAGACGGCAAATCCACCACCCATTGAATTGGTTGGGGCTTCGGTTAGAAGGCTAGATTGTTCTCTGAGTGCCTTGACTTGATTCTCAAGAAGAACAGCTGTTGTTCTTCTGCGGTGAATGTCATCGATTTTTGGTAGATCTTGATGATCTAGAATTGCAGACCATCTCTCTGAAAGTATGTCGTAAGCTGTTGTGTTGTTAAAATCCATTTGTCTAATTTCTCCTAATTTTTATTTATAATTTTTTATTTTTAAAGAACTTTCTTATTGTTTGTTAACTTTAGTTGCTCTGAGATTACTCTTACATAGGCATCCATCTCTTGTGTATTGTTGGTTGGTGCTTGTGTGCTTTCTGTCAAAGTTTCAGAATAATCTTCAGAATTTGTGTTTGTGGTGTTGAAATATGATTCACGGAGAACATTGATCTTCTCTTGGTATTGTTCTACGCTATCAAATTCAATTCCTTCGGCAAGGGAAGCGAACTTCTCAACCTCAGTATCTGCTAATCCCTTGGCAGCTTCAACGAAAACTTCAGCACATTGATGTGCAATCAGTGAATTCTTCAATTGAATGTTTTCGTTGATTTGTTCGTTGAGTTTTGCTTCGAGTTCGCCATTGGCTTCAAAGAGTTCATCAACTACATTGTATTTTTCCTCTGGCATATCGATGAAGCTGTTCTCGAAGAGGTCACGCAATCCGTAGATGAAATTCTCTACGATTTCGGTCTTCATTCCAGCTTCGACTGCTAGTTCGTTTTCCTTCATCCATTCTTCACAGACGTAGGTAAGATACTTATCCACACCTTCGGTGATTGTTTCTACATTGGAAGCTACTTGCTCTTGGATTATCTTGAAAGATGCATCCAACATTGCTTTTTCCATAATTGCTACTTTTTCATTTACAGCAGCTTCGAAAATTGCAATGCACTTTTGTTTGAATGTATCAGATAGTTCCTCACCCTCAAAGAGAGCTTCTGCGAAGTCTGATACATCTAGCTGATAGTCTTCTGCCATTTGAGCTTGGGCTGGGCTTCCAGCTTGCATCGCATTTGTGCTGCCGTTACCGATACCACCACCTGGCTTTAACGATGCCATGTTTCTTTCGGCGGTTCCGTCTGGTATGGTTTCATTACCAGCGTCTTGTGGTTCTACACCATTTTCTGTCCTTGCCCCAACACCATTTGCGGCAAAAACAGCCTTTTTCTTTTTCTTCATATCTTGTTCCATATAAATCTCCGTGTTGCTATTATATTTAGAAAAAATTAAATTTCACGTTCACAGTGAACGCATAAAATCGTTAAATATTTTAACTGCTGTTTCTTCCAGCTTTCTTGAGGAAGCCTTGGATAGAGCTTTTGCTTGATTTGCAACTTGAACTTCAGTTAAAATTCCGTTATTCCAGACCCATTCTCGACCTTCACGTAAACCGACGACATAGGCATCTTTTGCCGATGGATCGGATACAATATCGATGGCAATTAGTTTATAGTCTGGTTGTACTTCGTTGTATCCAGAAGCGGATCTTAACGATCCAGCACCTCGGGTTGATACACCCATCTTGACACCCTCTTTGATGAGGGCTTCTGCAATATTTCCCATTGGGGTTGAAGATAAGATTTTAGCTTTACCTATAAAGTCATCTCCCCTTTGTACCAAGGAAACGACCTTGTGAGATACTCTAGATAAGTCAATCTCGGCAGTTGGTGGGTGGTTAAGTTCCCCCAGTGCTCGGTTTTCCTTAATGTAATTTTTATTGTAATTATAAACTTCACGCTCCAAAATTGGAGTAGGATATTTTCTATTGTTTCTATTTACAGAATTACCCTGTATGTAAATACCCTCAATGAAGAGGGATTTTATACCATTCTCAGTTGATTCTGAGATGATAAAATCATCCTCTACGCTTTCCTTTATTAGAAGCATTCGTTATTTTCCTTTTTTTATTCGGTTTCTTCTTCAAAATCTTCTTCGAAATCTTCTTCGTCTTCTTCGAAATCTTCTTCCTCATCTGGATCTCCATCCATGCTTTCAAGTAAAATATCAGCTAATTCTTCAATTTCACTCTCTGATAACTCTTCTCCAGTTTCAGATTCAATTTCTTCTACCAGTTGTTCTAGTTCTTCGACAATATATTGATAATCTTCCATGAGAAGATCATCTTCATCTTCAGCCTCTACATCTTCCATTTGAACTGGTTTTTTCTTGCCTTTTGATGCCATTGAAGCTTTTATTGCCTTATCTCTTGAGCCTTTCCATTCTTCAGTTGAGGATTCTTCTTTTCCATCTCCATCATAATCATTACCTTCGGTAAAAATGGTTGGAGCATAGCTCTTCAACTTCTCTTCGAGAAGGCTTCCAAGTCTGTCATATAGTTCATTTTCGATGAGTTTTTTGCCACCCATAACATCTTCATTGATTAGTTTAATTACTGCTTCGTTTAGATTCTGCATATATTTCTCCGTATTTTTATTTATTTATTTTATGATTTAGCAGCATTTGTATGAACTGCAAAAATATATCTTCGTTTTTTGTTATAAGACTCAATAGTTTTGGATTTTCTGAAAATAATTGGTGTATAAGCTTTAAAAAGTGTTTATCTAGAAGAATTTTCTTACTCTGCTTAAACTTAATTAATAGCTTAGAATTTCCTTTATTTTTTAACTCTTTTTTCAAAGCTTCTTTGTCGTTGAAAAACACTATCATTGTTCTTGCTGTTCAGGTGGCATAGAAGCTTGAATCTGAGCTTGTTTTATTCTTTCCTCTTCGATTTCAGCTTCTATTTTGGCTATTTCTTGATCTGTCATCTTCAGTATATTCTTTCTGATATACCGAGTGGAATAGAACGTTCCAGTAAAATTGGCTAAAATATTTAACATTTCTACCTTTTCCCTGAGAATTTCATTTTCTTTCAGCTCTGTGAAATATGAATCCTTGTTGAAATCAAAGATGATGTCTTGGTTTATCTTGTTCCAATCGTTTAGGGTTAGAATTCCCTTGAGAATACATTGCTTTTTCAATACATCCAACAAAAGCATTGAGAATTTAAGTCTAAGTCTTTCTATGAATTTATAGAACTTAACTTCATCTCTGGTGATTTCAGAGGTTCTTCCCATGTTAAATCCAGTTGTAGTTTCAAGTCTGGATATTGGTACGTTTAATGCTCTGTATAATTTTCTCTGTAGATATTCAACATCTTCCATTTGTCCTAGATTTTGGCCACCATCCAAGGTAACTATTTCAGTTCCCTTCGATCCTTCTTTTCTTGGAATCCAGAAATCTTCCAACATTGATAGATGTGTTCTATCGTCCTTGATCTCACCAGTTTTTTGATCGTAAATCAATCGATTTCGGTAACGATTCATGAGCTCTCTCATGTACTGTTCTGCTTTTTGCTTCGGTAAAGAACCAACATCTACATAGAAAACTCTTCGTTCTGGTGCTCTTGACATTCGATAAATCACGACAGCATCCTCAATCTGACGAAGCATGTTCAGTGGACGTATTGCTTTGTGCAGATATCCTATTACTCTTTTGCTGCTATGGTCAATCAATCCAGATGGTGCATATGCAATAGAATCTACTGCTATTTTCAATCCAACATTTGATGTTGGCATTATTGAATCTGGGTCCATGTCCGTGTAAATATAATATTCCTCGACACTTTTAATTGCTGGTGTCTGAATATTATTGATTATCTTATTTTCTCTCTCAACTTTTCTAACTTTTCTTATCTTCGTGGGATCAATGGGTCGAAGCTCTTGTATTCCTCGTTCTGGTTTATTGACATCAATTACGCAATGGTAATAAACCTTTCCATCGATATACCATCTTCTGAAAATTTCAAATCCCTTATTTGAAAAATCAAATAGCTTTAGAATATTTTTATATTCATTTAATACTTTAAATTTGATATTTTCCGATAGGTCAGTAACGTTATCCAGATTTAGTTCTA